GGGGGGCGGGTGGGCCCGAAGGTCACAAGCTCTCAAGCAAAAAAAAATGTTGACAAGCTTACAAGCTTATAGTATGGGATATTATAACAAAGAAAGGATAAATTATGAAAGTAAAAGAAGCGGAAAAAATAACAGACTCATTTACAAAAACAAGCAAGATGCCCGGCCTGAGCTACAGCCTGCCAGCCTGGGAATGCAAGACTGGCGCGAAGCTGGTGAAGGTACCAGGCAGCGTGTGCGCTGGTTGCTATGCAATGAAAGGAAGCTATACAAGATATCCGGCTGTTAAGGCAGCGCAATATAGAAGGCTGGACGCTATCAAACATCCGTTATGGGTTGAGGCGATGGCTACAAAAATTAAAAGGCAAAAGTGGTTTAGATGGCACGACGCCGGGGACATACAAAGCTCTGAGCATCTACAAAAGATCTTCGAAGTGTGCAAGCTCACGCCGGACACTAAGCACTGGATGCCGACGCGCGAAGCGCAATTCTTAAAAGATATAGATCCTGAAGAGGTTCCAAAAAATTTAATCATTAGAATGAGCTCACATATGATTGACCAAGGCCCGGTGAACTTCTGGCCCTGGACGTCGACCGTCGGAAGCTCAACACGTACTTGTCCGGCCCCAGATCAGGGCGGCAAGTGTGGCAGCTGTAGAACCTGCTGGAATAGAGAAATACCAAATATAGAATATGGCAAACACTAAATACAACTACGANATAGAAGCGGTCCACAATGACTGGTGCCGTGAGAANGGTTACCCTGTTCGCAAGCGTACAAGCAGGAAACCAGGGAGGCCAGGGAGGGTGGGCCCGAAGGNCACAAGCTCTCAAGCCGACAAGCGGGNGGGTGGGCCCGAAGGCCACAAGCTAACAAGCTAACAAGCTAGNCGTCAAGCGGTTCGCGGATCAACAAGCGTTGGATATGGTCCCAAGCCTGGGCCACGCACGGCGTCTCTCTGTNATCGGACAGAAGACCGTGGATCGATTTACTCTCATAAAGTTTTATGATGTCTCCAAGAGGCTCTTGGAGGAGGATAAAGTTCCGTTTCGTTCTGGTCATATGGAATAGTTTTTGATGAGGACTAAAAGATATTTTTGGAGCTCTTGCAATCTTAAGCTCAACCATAAAAAATCCACAGCTATCGTGATAACCAAGCAAATCAGGCACACCAAAAGATGCCCAAGATTCCAGTCTAGTCCACTGAATTTTAGGTGTGTTTTTCTTAAGTTTTTTCCAAAGTTTTGTTTCTTCTTTCACCAGAACTCCTGCTTGCTAATTACTACATATTGGGGTAAATTACAAGTATGACACAACCCAAAAGATTAACAGACAAACAGATCAAATTTGCAGAATTACTGGTTTATAATGAAGGTAAGATGTCACCAGCAGAGGCAGCTTATGAAGCCGGTTACAAGACTAGAGCAAGAAGAGCTGCAGCAGAGATGCGTAACCCTAAATATTTCCCATTGGTTGTTAAATATATTGGCGAGTTAAGGGCAGAAATAAGGGAGAAGTATGGCATTACATTTGAGAAGCACGTGTCGGAGCTGGCCCAGATAAGAAACAAAGCTCTGGAAAACAAAGCTTGGTCAGCAGCTGTAAATGCAGAAGTTGCTAGAGGTAAAGCAGGTGGTTTATATATAGATCAGAAGCTTGTGATGACTGGCAACATAGATAATTTATCATCAGAAGAGATTAGAGATAAGCTTAAGAAGATTATAGATGATAACAAAGAAATAATTAATATTACCCCAGAAGATATCGAGTTAGATAAGCTAGAGCTGCAATCAGAATCCAAACCAAATTAGATTATTTTTTACCTTGAGGATTAGGCCCACGTACAGGAGGTATCTCTTTCCATTTTACGTTAGGCATATTTTTAGTAAGTGTAGGGTTAAAGATTCTGTTGTATTCCTTTTTGTATGTTTCAGTAGGAATCCTAGATCTTCCATCATAACTAAATTTTTTAGTTTTCATTTATTTTCTCCATCTTGAGTATACACCCTTTTGGGAACACATTTCTATCACTAAATAACTCATCTCCTAATTCATAGGAAGCAAAGGTCCTAATAGTTTTTTTATCTTTAGAAAACAAATAAGCTTGAGTGACCATAATACTTGCATCAAACTTGTTAAACTCTTCTGCTGTAGCGTGAGCCGAGTCACCTGTGATATCAACCCAAACTATTTTGTAGAAGAAATACTTCTTGTTTTTAATAACAACGTGTCTGTATTTAGATTTTTTAGGTTTTCTCATAAATATCTTATACTGTATAGGGAGATTTTTAGGCAAAAAAGTTTTTATAAAAACAAAAAAAAGTCTCGCGCGCCGAATACATTTGCAATAAATGTTGGTATATATAGCTTATTTGACTGTGCCAGGCTGTGCCAAGGGTCGTGGCACACTATTATTCGCTTATACCAACACTTATAAGCCAAAATAGGGGTGTGCCAACTGTGCCAGAGGTTTTTTTTACTTTTAAAAAAATAAAATTGCTCCAGGATTCCCCTATACACTGGCACACTACTTGTCTTTAGCCACATTTGTGCCATATTTAATTATCTTTTTAACACCTTGGCCATCTATATTAAGCGTAGCAAAATGCTGCCACTGTTGCTTCATTATGTTTAATTCTAAAACTAAACTTGCCCATTGTTTTTGTGTTATGTTTTTACTTGTTATGGTTACTGATTTCATTGTCTCCTTTCTTTAGAATCATTCTAAGGTAGTAAGGGGCTTCCACTCTCGCATCCACCCCTCGTCCCAAGGGAACACTCTAACTCTGTTTATATGTTGGTGACTTAAATATTTTCATTGTCTCCGCTTTTAATACTATTCTCTTTGGCTCTGGTGAGTTGATAAGTTTTGTTTCTTGCAATTCTACTCTTCTCACTGCTTCGAGGTGTCCNTCCATTGTTTCAATATAAATAGGACAATCAGATATAATTGTGCCTTTCTCATTGTTAGTGAACTTTCCTAGTATCTGTTGAAAATCTCTTATTCTCATCTATCCTCCTTATTATTGTTCTTATTAATTCATACCANTTACGNCCCCACATCTCTCTTANATCTCCACTAGTTTTCCAATAAGCNTTAGCTATATTATCCAACCGTTTTTGATCTTGTTTTATAATACTCATCCACCCTCCTTAAAAAGTTATGCATATGTTTCTGAAACTCCAAGCCTTCCATAACAAATTCTTGATAATAATTATCCTTGCTACACATCATAATCACACCCTTTGTAATTTTTGTGTTGAACAACATATTATGTGCCATTGCGTAAGCTGCTAACTGAAGACAATAATCTCCAATCCATTCTTTACGTTTTGGTTTGTTAGTTTGCTTGAAGTCTATAATAGCATCTTGGCCTTTGTGTATGCCTACTAAATCTGTTTGGCCTGCGTATAATCCTGGGTAGTACAAAGTACANTCTGTGCCGTAATATTCTGTAACATTAGATAACCCATTTTGGATAACTTGTANTGCCATATTGTGNGCTTGTTTACCTACATTGGTTTCATCTAAATANCCTTGCTCCAGGATATACATCTCTAGAATCTTGTGCATTGCTGTGCCTCTAGCGGCGCTTGTAGCCACGATCCGCGCTGCATTGGCCTCGCCTTCCCGTTGACGCCACTTGGCTAGCGATTCGCGTTTCTCGGCCGGCTGTGTGATGTCCAGGATCGTTGTAACACTTGGTAANTTTTCTTTATCAAACACATAGTGTCGTTTACCTTCTATCTTCTCTCGTTGAGTCTTGGGGTACTTATAACAGTTATTTCTTTTCATCTTATATCTCCAGTTATAACCTTGTAAATCGTACCGATAGGTTTGGGTACTTTGTTATTTGATGAACAAGACGTTAATAGTATTAAAATAATTATAATTCTCATATTAATTTTTTACCTTGTTTTAAAGTTAAGTCTCCTACGTCTTTAGGTATAAACTCTACCTTACCAAAATGAGTCGACTGTGGTAAGTCTTTTTTATACCACGTAGGCTCCTCTAATTCATTTAAATTCCAGGCCCAATATGAACTATCATTAAATCTACATACATAACCCGGTATCTTATCTTCGACCTT